CAGTTCCCGGCGCTGTGCCCGCGCTGGGCCGTGGCCGGCGGCGACATCTACGGCAACAGCCCGGCGATGGAAGCGCTCGGCGACATCAAGCAGCTGCAGCACGAGCAGCTGCGCAAGGCACAGGGCATAGACTATCAGACCAAGCCGCCGCTGCAGGTTCCGACCAACCTGAAGAATGCAGGCGTCAACACGCTGCCTGGCGGCGTCAACTACGTCGACATGGCCGCGCCCAACGCCGGCATCAAGACGGCGTGGGAGGTCAACCTGCGGCTGGATTACCTGTTGGCCGACATCCAGGACGTGCGTGAGCGCATCAAGGCGTCGTTCTACGCCGACCTGTTCATGATGCTCGCCAACAACACCAACCCGAGCATGACCGCCACCGAAGTGGCCGAGCGGAAAGAGGAAAAGCTGCTGATGATGGGGCCGGTGCTCGAGCGCCTGCACAACGAGATCCTGACGCCGAAGATCGAAATGACCTTTCAGCGCATGGTCGAGGCCAACATCATGCCGACTCCGCCGCAGGAAATGCAGGGCCGCGAGCTCAACGTCGAGTTCGTCAGCATGCTCGCCCAGGCGCAGCGCGCCATCGCCACCAACAGCATCGACCGCTATGTCGGCAACCTCGGCGTGGTCGCCGGTATCAAGCCCGAGGTGCTGGACAAGTTCGACGCCGACTATTGGGCCGACGTCTATGCCGACATGCTGGGAATCGACCCCGAGCTTATCGTCCCGGGCGCTAAGGTCGCGCTCATCCGCCAACAGCGCGCACAGGCCGCCCAGGCGCAGGCGCAGGCCGAGCAGATGGCGCAGGGAGCGCAGACGGTCAAGAACCTGGCGGCAGCCAATACCAGCGGGCAGAACGCACTCACCGACGTCACCCGCGCATTCAGCGGATACACCTGATAGGAGAACGTCATGGCTTACATGAAACCCGGATCGCCGTTCCTGTTCGACGAATTAACCGGCGACATTGTTGGCATCAAGGACAATGACGGCGGGGAGAGCTATTTCCCTCGTATTGATAACGGTAACGTGCTTACTGTGGGGGCAAGCGGCCGCTTCAGCACCATCCAGGCTGCTGTGGACTACATCAACAAGCAGCCGGCGTTCTTGCCGCATCCGTACGCCGCGCAGTTTAATGGGGTAGCAAGCAGCTGGGTTAATGGAACGTCTGTCATTGCCACCTCCACCAATGTGGACAACCAACCAAACGCGAACAACACTTGGTTCAAGTTCACCGGCGACAAGTTTTTCTATCCATACGACTCGGCTTCAAACCGGTTGATCCAGGGCGCAGGCAAGGTCTACTCGGCGCACAACCGTATCGAATCTGGCGATCTGGCGGCCGGCAAAACCATTAACTGGTACGTTGAGAACCGCTTCACCGTGATGCTGATAGATCCGCTCTATCACGAGAATTTCACCATCAATTCTGACGCCAACATCGTGTTCACGTCTCTGACTGGAAAGACGCTTTGGTCCGGCATCATGACCGGCAGCGTGGCGCTCACCAGCGGGCGCATCATCTTCAGCAACATGCACGTCGCCAACGGATTGTACGACACGGAATATTACGGCGTTGCGCTTGGTGGTGCCTGCTTCCAGGCAAACAACTCCGTCATCATCGAGCACGACCGAATCATCGCTGACCTCATCTCCTCTGACTGGTACAGCTATGAGTATTACCTCGGTGCTCTGCATTCGCGATACTCGGTCTACAACCAACGCCCGAGCAACGGACCGCGCGGCCATCTGATCAACCTGCACACGGCTGGCGATCAGGTATTCCAGCATCCGGTGTGGAATATGACGAACGCCGATAACCTGTCTGCCGCGGGGCCAGACGCATACTTTATCGACCGCTTCACAGCTCGGAACGTCGTCATTGCGGGGCTGCGCGGAAACATCCGTGACAAGAACAGCACGCTCGTCACTCTGGCGCTGGTAGGTGCGGGCGAAGGAGGCGTGGTCGGGTTCGAGCACCTTCTGATCGAAGACACCACGCTCGCGCTCGAGGGTGTTCCGCTTTCGTCAGGCCTGAACATCGCATTGCTTACGCTCGGCGCAAACAATACGGCCGGCGAAGCGACGATTCACAATTCCACAATTTTGGCGCCGACCCGCGGGGCCGCTACGCCTCCGAGCATCCGCCAGACGCGCATCATCGCTAATCCAGGCGCGAACGTTACGGTGAACAAAGGATTCAACCCGCTGAATCAAACCCATGACGTCGCCACTGCGAACGTCACTTATGTCGCGCTGTAGTAGCGAACATGAACTACAAGCCCGGCCGCGCGCCGGGTTTTTCTTTTGGGGTGCGCGTACCTCGACCCCAAACCCCTAGCCTTCGCGCATGAGCAATGACGACCCGACCGACATCCGCGCCCAGGATCGCCGCGCTGCCGAACAGGAAACGCGCATCAAGCTGGTCAGGGATACGGAAGAGTCCGACCTCAAGTGGCTCATGAGCAGCAAGCGGGGGCGCCGCATCGTGTGGCGTCAACTGGATCGGGCCGGCGTGTTCCGGCTTTCGTTCAACACCAACGCGATGGCCATGGCCTTCGCCGAGGGCAACCGGAACGAAGGCCTGCACGTCCTGGCGCAGATCCACACGCTATGCCCTGAGCTGTACCCCGTAATGGTGAAAGAGGCAACGCATGACAACCGAAACCACGACGACGCAACCGGCAGCCGCAACGACAACTGAAGGCACCGCCGCGTCCAACCCGGCCACCGAAACCGCTACTGGTGCGGAGACGGCGACCACGACCCAGCAAACGACCGAAGGGCAAGCCACCGAAACCGCCGCGGCGGCCGAGACTGGCAAGACCGAGGGCGAGATGAAGCCTGCGGGCGCACCCGAGCAATACGACTTCAAGGCAGGCGAGGGGCAGGAGTTCAACCCCAAGGTGCTCGAGTCGTTCTCGAAGGTCGCCAAGGAGCTGAACCTCACCAACGAGTCGGCGCAAAAGATTCTCGACGAAATGGCCCCCGCGCTCGTCGCCCGCAACACCGAGGTGCTGAACGAGGCGCGTACGCAATGGGGCAATGAGGTCAAGGCGGACAAGGAAATCGGCGGCGAAAAGGTTGCCGAGAACATTGCCATCGCCAACAAGACCTTCGAGAAGTTCGGCACCCCCGAACTGCGCGCACTGCTGGACGCGACCGGCCTCGGCGATCACCCGGAAGTTCTTCGCTGGGCGTACCGGGCCGGCAAGGCAATGAGTGAAGACGGTTTCGTCGCGAGCAACGGCGGGCAGCACCAGCCGCAGTCCACGGCGCAACGCATGTACCCGAACATGAACCCTTAATAGGAGCACGATATGGCTACCCTCGCAGCAGGCCAGTTGACCCTGGCGGACTACTCCAAGCGCCTTGGCCCGGACGGCAAGATCGACCCCATCGCCGAGCTGCTTTCGCAGCGCAATGAAATCCTCGAAGACGTGGTTTACGTCGAGGCCAACCAGCCGACCAGCCACGTCGTCACTGTGCGCACCGGCTTGCCGACCGTCTACTGGCGTGCGTACAACCAGGGCGTGCCGTCCAGCAAGTCCACCACGGCGCAGGTCACCGAGCCGTGCGCGATGCTGGAATCTCGCAGCCATATCGACTCCAAGCTGCTGACGCTGAACGGCAACAGCGCCGCCTTCCGCCTGTCGGAAGAGACGCCTTTCATCGAGGCGATGGGTCAGGAAATGGTCGGCAAGCTGTTCAACGGCAACGTCGGCGCCGATATGAAGACCTTCTCCGGGCTTGCGACTCGCTACTCCTCGAGCACGGCTGGAAACGGCAACAACGTCATCAAGGCGGGCGGCAGCGGCTCCGACAACGCCTCGATGTACCTGGTGCTGTGGGGTGAGCAAAGCGTGTTCTGCCCGTTCCCGAAAGGATCGCGTGCCGGTCTGAATCAGCGCGACCTCGGCGAGGAATCGGTACTGGACGCCAACGGCAACTGGTACCAGGCCGCGCGCAGCCTGTTCCAGTGGGACAGCGGCCTGGTCGTGAAGGATTGGCGCAACGTGGTGCGGATCTGCAACATCGACGTGTCGGACTGGATCGGCGTTACCGGTACCCAGGCGTCGACCGCAGCGACCAACCTGCTCAAGCTGATGATGCGCGCCATCGCCCGCATCCCCAACATGAACATGGGTCGTCCGGCCTTCTACTGCAACCGTTCGATCCAGGAAGGCCTGATGATTCAGGCGCTGGAGAAGAGCAACGCAGCGCTGGGCATCAAGCAGGCCATGACGCAGTTCGGCACCACCATGAACCAGCTCGAGTTCATGGGCATCCCGGTGCGCGGCGTCGACCAGCTTGGCATCGCCGAAACCCTCGTCGCCTAATTCAGGAAAGGAACCGACATCATGCTGCTCGACGCACTTCTCCAGCTGTCCGCCGCTCAGGCGGTCACCACCACGGCGTTCTCGACCAACACGATCGACCTCAGCCAGGCGCGCGACGTCGGCGCGGGCGAAGACCTCTATGCCGTTTTCGGCGTGGACACCACGCCCACCGCTGCTGGCGCCGCGACCGTGACCTTCCAGGTCGTGTCCTCGGCCAACGCCAACCTGTCCAGCCCGCACATCCTGGCGCAGACCGACGCGATCCCGATCACTGACCTGGCTGCCGGGCGTGCGCCGATCAACCTGTGCGTCAACCCCTCGGCGCTGACCTCGCTGCCGCTGGGCGAGCGCTACCTTGGCGTGCAGTACACGATCGGCACGGGCCCGCTGACTGCCGGCGCCTTCACCTGCTACCTCAGCAACACCGAAGCCACCACTGGCAAGAGCTACGCCAGCGGCTTCAACGTGGCTTAACTAGGAGCGCGACATGCCTGAGTACATCGCAAAGCGCGACACCTGGATCAGCCACGAGA